TCTACAAGCTCTGGGTCGGCAAGGAACGCTTCGAGTTCCCGTACGACCGCCTGCGTACCGACCTGAAGCTGCGGTCGATGGTCGAATCGCTGGAGAAGGAGCTGTCGAACAACCGCCTGCGGTACTACGTGCCGTCCTGCACGAAGGAGGGGCGCGACAACGACGCGCTCGCGTTCCTCAACGACACGAAGAGCGACGCGAAGATCATGCAGGCACCGAACGGTGTAGGTAAAACCTGCGTCGCGATGATAGACCTGCTGCTCGACCTGATGCCCTGCGACCCGACGTGGGAGATCTTTACGAAGCATGGGGTCAAATGGCGGGAGTGGGGCGGCCCGAAGCGCGCTGCGATCGGCACCTACCAGATGGCACTCCACAAGCGGACGATCTGGCCGGAGCTGAAGAAGTGGGTGCCTCATAATGAAATTTCGCTGTACACGAAAAAAGACCGTGGGGGCAAAACAAAGTCCGTCCCGTGGGACCGCGACCCCCATATCGAACTCAAGTGCGGATCAACCATCTACTTCATGGCGTATGACCAAGACCAACAGGCTTTTGAATCGTTTGGCTGCGATATATTCCTCTGGGACGAGCAGCCGCCCGAGTCTCATTTTGACGGCGCAGACGAGCGCGTTCGTCGTCGTAACGGTCGCCACATCTTCAGCCTCACGCCCCACAAGGTGCAAGGTAACCCACATACTGGGGCAGGTACGTGGCTGCATAAATTCCAGCGCGGCGAGAACACGAAGGGCCACAACCCGGCCACCTACTCAATCACCGTCGACGAAGCATCGGAAGAGTACTACTCGAAAGAGATGAAGTTGAAGGCGTACGAGAAGTGGGTGACGACGCCCCAGCGCAACAACGATCTCAAGACGCTGCGCGAGGGGCGGTCCCGCTACTACGGGGAATGGCACCAGACCAGCGGCCTCGTCTACGACGAGATCGAGCCCGCGATCCACTTCATCGAGCCGTTCAAGATCGACAGCAGCTATACGCTGTACCGCGCCCTCGACCACGGGACAAAGAACCCGACGGCCTGCATGTGCTTTGCCGTCGACCGCGAGGGGTTCATCTACGCCTTCCTTGAATACTACCAGCGTGACCGTTCGATTTACGAGAATGTTCGCGGGATCGTCGAGGTCTGCGGGAATGAGCTGGTGGCTAAGGGGCCAATCAAGGATGGGCGACTCGGGATCGAACTCCAGCGGTTCGAGGAGAGGATGGAGAACTACGTGTTCTTCCGCTCAGTGCTGGACGCCCGCTCGTTCGCCCAGACCGAGATGGGGAGGGAGATCGGCTGGCTGTACAACGCCGCCGGTATCCACGTCATCCCCGCCTCGGCCAAGCGCGACGACCAGCGGATCCCGATGGTGAAGGAGCTGCTGCGGATCAACCCGGACCTGACCAACCCGATCACCGGCGGGAAGGGGAGCCCGCGTATGTTCTTCTTCAAGACGCTCCGCCACTTCATCGCCGAGTGGCAGGACTACGTCTGGATGGAGGGGAAGTCGACGGTCAACGCGCCGGAGAAGCCGAAGGACAAGGACAACCACCTGGTCGGCTCCTGCCTTTCCTACGCCGCGCAGATTCCGATGCGCTATATGGGGGAGTATGGTACGAAGGCAGTGAAGAGGGTGGCTGTGGGATCAACGCAAGAGGAGGATATTTGTGAAACTACCGGATATTGATGTCGATACGTTCAAGCCGCTGGGCAACCACATCCTGCTGCGCAAGTGCAGGAACGACCATGTGCGGGATGATAAAGGGAAGGTGGTGGTCGAGCTGACCGCGAAGTCGCTGGGCAATACCAACTGGATGGAGGTTGTTGCCGTCGGGCCGAAGTGCAGGATGTTCACGGAGGAATGCGTGGGGCATCTGGTCCACGCGCCGAACTGGGCGCACGACCTCGTTAACTACGAGCGGACGTTCGGTGATGGATACTGGTTGTGTAGAGAGAAGTCTATTACTGGTAAGGACGTGCTGAAGCCGTTCATCTTAATTGAGGACGGTGCTTGATTCGCTGCAATTTCGTGTTCCAATCAGCTTCACTTCGACAAGGAATACTTTATGAGCAATGACGACGATTATGATTCATCGAATGGGAACGAGAGCGGTGAATCAATCGTTTATGAATCTTACGCCGGGACGGGCGGTGGTGCCGGGGTAGAAGGGACATTCGTCCCGTCTGACCTTCCGGATATAGACTCCACTCCACTTCCCACCGACCCGCCCGGCTTTAACTTCGTCGAAAGCGAGGAGCTGGTCCGCAAGGCATTGCTGGTGGTCCAGGACTTCCACACGCGCTATACCGCCGATCGCGGCGACCTCGAAGACCTCTGGCGCGACATCGACTACATGTGGAAGTGTGCGCGCAATTCCGCGAAGCGCGACGCGAAGACCAACAAGAATGACGAGAACCGCGAGTCGACGACCCACGCAAAGACGGGGTCCACGCTGTTCTACAAGCAGGTGACGCGCCTCTCGACCCAGACCCTCAGCGTCCTGTTCGCCCGCCCCGATCCGTTTCGCTACCGTCCGCTCTATGCCGACGGTTCGTTCCTGAAGGAAGAGGAAGGGAAGGCATTGGCCGACCAGCATACCGCGCTGGCCCGCTGGAACAATATCAACGACGGGTTCGAGCGCAAGATGATCGAGGGGCTTACCCTTCTGAACAAATACGGCAATCTGCCCGTCGGACTTTGCTGGAACCGCAAGGTCGGCAGCCGCTGGATGAAGACGCCGATCCGTGGCGAGCAATCCGCTCCGACCGAGATCCCACCGATCGTCGGGTACGAGTTGGTCAAGCGCGACCACATAATCAACAACCACTTGTCGCTGATGTTCATGCCGAACGAGAACTTCTACGCAGACCGCCACATCGGCGACATGCAGAAGCAGAACTGCGTGATGACCCGCACGCTGTCGAACTACAACGATTTCTACGAAGGGCAGCGCGCCGGGTATTACGACAACGTGGACGAGATCAAGGAAGTCCAGATCTATCGCGGCGAGTACGACCAGAATCTCCATTCCGACAAGATGCTGAACCTCGGTATGGGGGCGGGCGACGACACGCAGACGGGGCAGTTCGAGCAGTGGGATGTGTGGGTGAGGCTGCCGATCGACGAGATGACGGGCGAGTGGAACGAGAAGACGATCGTGCCGAAGCTCTACTGGCTGACGTTCGTCGGCGCGCTGCGCGGCGGCACGCCGGTCTGCATCCGCTTCGAGCGCAACCCGGACCCGTCCGATATGATCCCGTGGATGATGTGGCACCAGTTGCCGGACGACGGGGACAATCTCTACCACCTCGCTGGCGCCCAGATTATCATGTCGAACTATGACGAGTTGACGACAGCCAAGAACCAGGCGATCGACAACCGCACGCTCCACAACCGTAAGCCGCTGAAAGCGGTGTACGGCGAGGTGTACAGCGACGACATCAAGTTCGGGGCTGGCAAGGTCATCAACGTCGAGCGTATGGACTCGATCGGGGAGTTCCAGATCTCCGACATTACCGGCACCATCATGGCTAACATCAGCTATCTCGAAGAGGATGCGAACCGTGCGATGAACACGGATCGCCCGATCGAGGGTATCCCGCTGGGCCAGCGCACCTCGGCGACCGAGGCGGCCAACGTCTACGAGCAGAGCCGGATGCCCCACCTGATCCACGCCCGCTACCAGCTCGGGCAGGTGCTGCGGTTCTATGGCGAACACCTGCCCCGCTACTGGCAGCTCTTCGCTTTGCCCGGTCAGGTGCTGGAGATCTCCGGCGAGAACGAGCGTACCGAGGTCAAGGCCGACCAGTTGTTCGGCGACTACGAGGTGGTGATCGACGTGGTGGAAGAGGCCGGTAACGACTCGATCCGCCAGCAGTCCATCGACATGGCGTTGATGCAGTTCACGCAGAACCCGACGTTCGCCCAGTACATGGACATCCCGAACCTTCTGAAGGAATGGTTCAAGTCCAAGCGGTGGAGCGGTGCGTCGCGTTTCATCAAGGAGCCGAAGTCATTCGACGCCGAGCGTGTTGCGCGGGCCGAGAACCAGATGATGGTAGAGGTGGCGAACCCCGTCTACATCGAACCGTCGCCTGACGAGAACAAGGCGGCCCACCTGAAGGTCCATGAGATGTACCTCGCCCAGTTCAGCCAGATCGCGAACGCGGACGAGCAGTACCCTGGATTGCCGCTTCTTCGTCAGCACATCGAGATGACGCGCATGGCATTGCAGGCCGAGCAGCCGCAGATGGCCGCACCAACAATGGTGCCGCCCGAGATGGGGCAGACCGCAGGACAGGTTCAAGGGCAACAGATCGCGGCTCAGGCTGGAGCCGCCGCCCAGATGGGACTGCCCGTTGGCTAAAGAACATAAGTCTGATCTTACCTCTAAGCAGAAGGCTGCAATCAAGCGTTGCTGGTTTTCGGATGACTTCCGCGAGGGAGTCGTCCCAGCCATCCGCATGATGCAAGAGGTCGAGAATATGAACCTTGTTCATGGCGACAACTTTACTTCCGTATGCCGCGCACAGGGCGGATATTTAAGATTAAAGATGTTGCTTGATTTACTTGAAACAATCGCCAGCATGCAGATAACAGACAACGAAAGGAAAAAAGATGTCTGAAAAAGATACCGCTGTGTTCAGTCCGATGATTACGTCGCCTGACAGCAGCGATGAGGCACAGGTCGATACTACGTCACCGTCCGTAGTTGAAACTGAGCCGGTCGAAGCCGGGGAAGCCCGTCCTGCTGACCAAAACGAATCAACGACGGAACCTGCTGGTTCCCAATGGGAGCAGCGGGCGAAGGATGCGCAGAGAGCATTGGCGGAGCGGGATCGCGGTCTACAGGATCTCCGAGTCGAGCTGGAAGTGCTGAAGCGGACGATGGGTGCAAACTCACAGCCGGTTCAGGACGTTAAGGCCGAGATCGAGAAACTGGAGTCTGAGGTTCGCGACGATCCGGCTAATGCGGTTCGGTACGTCCACAAGCTACTTGCGATGCGCGACGATCATTATCAGCGCGAGTTGCAGGGGCTGCGGGAAGAGTTGCAGCGTAAGGAATTGCAGGCAAATCCTGAGTACAAAGCGATTCAGGACAGCCTCAAGCTGGTGCAGGATATTCCTGAGTTCCAGTTCCTGCCGTTGCAGACTCAGATGGAAGTTGCTCGCCGGATGCGGGCCAACACCTCGCAGATGCGCCCACCGGGCAGCGTCGGCGGCAAGGCGGTGGCTCCGAAGAAAGCAGTAACTCCTGAAGAGCGTTTTGGTGCATTTCTCCGCGCAAGCGGGGCGATTAGGAGCCAAGCTCCCCGTGGTGTAGTTCCGTTCCGTATGGGTCGATAAGAAAGGACATTCTAATGCCTCCAGTCAAAAAGCAGCGTATCGCACCGAAGGTTAACGTCGACGCTCAGTACATCGTCGATGAGCGGGCTGAGATTGTATCTCAGTTTGCGCCGGAGTGCGAGGGTGCAAGTAGCGCGTTCTCCGCCTTCTTCGGTGATCCGGAGATCCCCGTCGAGTACTATGAGCGACGTGGGTATACGCCGGTCACAAGCCCGAAGGGCGAGCAGGTAACACATAAGGGCGATCCTTTATTCAAGCGTCCCCGCGAGTCATTCCAGAAGGAAATGGATGTGATTTCGGGTCGTGCGATGAGGCTCGCGGAATCTGCCAAGACCGCAGGCGATGAAGCCTACGCGGGAGGGCAGCTTCAAGAAATAGCTGACTAAACAAACAAGGAGGCCATCAAATGGCTACATTAGTTGCGGTTAATCCGAAAGTCGTGGAGGGGTCGATGCAGCTCGTGACCCGCTACGTCGGAGAGAATACGGAATGGAAGGCGGGACAGATCCTGCGCATTAATAGCTCGGGCGCGCTGGTCGCGGTATCGGGCGGAGCGTCTACCGGCGGGGCATCTTATTATGCCTTGACGGATCGCGCGTCTGCGGCTGGAACGCAGGGTTACGTGCAGGTCGGTGAGATCACATCGGACCTCGTGTTCGAGATGCACGTCGTTAGCGGTACTGTTTCCACTGCGAACATCGGTCAGGGTTATGAGCTTGATGTCACAAACGGAAAGGTCACGGTCAACACCGGCGATCAGACCGACAAGGTCGTTACGATCCTTGAGCTTGGTTTCAACTACGATCCGGCGGTCAACGATTCTTCGGATACTCTCGCGCGGGTGCGCGTCAAGTTCCTCCAGTCCGTGATCGACGCTGCACCGGCTGCCTAATAAGGAGATACGACAATGGCATCAGTAACATACTCAGCTAACAGCAACTCATTCAGCAGCCCCGGCATCCTGTCGAAGGAGAACTTCGCGGACTTCCTGGAGACCAACTTCCAGAAGGTCAACGAAGACCTCATGAAGCAGGCAGTCCAGGGTTTGCAGCTCTTCAACGAAGAGACGACCAACCTCGACCACGTCAAGTCGACGGCCCTCGTTGGCCTCGGCACGGTGCCGGTCAGCCGCGATGCGGATGAACTGCCCCTCGACGTGGCGATCCAGGGTTACGACAACCAGATCACTCCGGAGACCTTCCGGTTGGGTCTGCGTATCGAAGACCGCCTCCGCGAGACGGCGCAGTACGGCCTGATCTCCAAGCTCCAGAAGGGGTTGATGCAGGCTGGCCGCGACACGATCGAGTACCACGCGGCGCTGCCGTTCAACACGACGTTCGGGTCGACTGGCCCGTTCAAGTGCGCCGACGGTCTCGCCCTGATCGACACCGCTCGCAATCTTGAGAACGGTGCCGGTACGTGGACGAACCAGGAGACGGCGGCTGCGCTGACGCAGAACTCGCTTGAGACGATGGACACCAACTTCGCCAAGGTCGTCAATGGTCGTGGCCTGTTGCGTCCTCTGGCGATGAAGTACCTGATCGTCCCGCGCAACCTGCGCAGAAAGGCACTTGAGCTGGTGCAGTCCGATAAACGGCCTGAGGACAGCCTCAACGCGAAGAACATCTTCAACGGTGCCTTCGACGTGATCGTTTGGGACTACCTGACCTCCTCGACCGCGTTCTTCGGCGCGATCGACTTCGGCTCGATGGACTACCAGCTCCGCTGGGTCTGGGGTGCGAAGCCTGAGGTGAAGACCTGGGCCGATGGGTCCAACGTGGACGTGACCTATCAGCGCGTCCGTATGGTCTTCGCGACGGGTTGCGATCGCGCTCATGGTCTGCGCGGCAACGCGGGAGCCTGATCGAGTTAGTTCAAGGCGGGTGGCGGGATATTCCCGTCACCCGCTCAAACGTGAGGTGAATCAATGAAGAAGATCCTTGGTACTATTAGCGTGGTGCTTGTTTGCGGTGTTGCGCTGGCTATCGATGGTTTCGTCTTGAAGAACACGGGTAACTCCGATGTCTTCACGGTGAAGTACGAGTCCGGCAAGGCGACCAACACGATCGACGGAGTGGTGGTGGCGGACGCGATTATCTCGACGGCCTCGGCCTCGACGACCGTGACTGCTGGCACCGCTGTGGCTGTCAGTGGATCGCTGATGCCGATCTCGGCTGCGACGGTTGTGACGAATGCGACGCTTTCAGCGGTTGCTTCGTCGAAGGTCGGACAGTCAGTCGTCATCATCAATACGGGTACGAACGCGATCACGATTCTCGACAGCGCTCCTGCGTATCTGTCGACGAATGCAGTGCTGGGTCAATACGACTCACTGAGCCTCGTGGTTCAGGCGACGAACGTCCTCGTTCAGACAGCTACCAGCAACAACTAACGGAGCGGGCGGGGTAAAACCCGCCCTGTTCTTCCATGAAGAAACAACTCGCCATCATCAGTCTTCTCGCCGTATCCGCATTCGGTGGCGAGCATAGCTCCATTACCATTCGCAATTCGGCAATCGCGACTAACGAGTCGGCCACTGTCACCAACGCGATCAGCGTCGGAGGCAAGGTGGTGGCTGTGTACGCGAATGCGGCGGGCGGCAGTTCGACGGTCCAGGTCTATACCGTCAGCAACATCGGTACGTCCCACGGGGCGGCCAAGACAATCCTGCCTGCGATTGTGGTTGGGGCCAGCGGGTTCTCGACTAACTTCGCATCGCCGGTCTACCTCGGCGGAGACCTCGTCGTTGCGCGCTTCAATAACGCGACAGCGACATCCAGTGTCACTCCGGTCGTCAGCGTAATCTACGAGAAGTAGAACAGGAGCGTGGGGCTGTGGCGATAAACACCCAGACCTTATTCGACCAGAAGACGCTCCAGTACGGAACTGGTGTTTCAACCACCCGGTTCACGGCAGACTTCCTGCAAGCCGTTAACCGGACCATCTACGACTTCCGTAGCCGGATCGGTCTGATCGCCGATCCGATCACCTCGGTCGGTACCAACATCGCGCTCGACGCGAAGTATGAGCCTGCGTTCCAGTTCGGGGTCGACTACTACCTACTCTCGATGGGTGGGTACAACAACCGCGAGCAGGGGAGCGTGTTCCAGCAGTACCGCGAGGCGATGAAGTTTGCGCGCCACCTGTACTCGACCGAGGACGTAGAGGTCGATGGCAGTGCTGGACTCAAAGGCAAGTTCGGCGATCTAGCAGCCCAGACGGAGTAACGCCATGCCAGCCAAGGTTCAATGGGCAACCATCGAAGGCGGCATGGCCCAGGGCTTCCCGCTATCCATCAACCAGTCTACGGACTGGCTGTCGCTGCGTCGTGGAGAATGCACGCAGCAGGACCACGTCAACCCTGACCGCGACGGTGTCATGGAATACGCTGCGGCACCGCAACCGTCGTCCAATATCTTCTATGTAGACTTTGTCAGTTACGACACGCCTGACGAGGATCTTGCGCCGAACCAGATTCGCGGACTGACGTGGGATCAGCGGTACTGGATCGAGCCCGAGGAAGGCAAGGATCTGGTGGCTGGACCCGATTGGGGTACGGTCCAGAAGACCTACACAATGTCCGGCGGCAAGATCAAGCTGATCGTAGAGATCGGCGAGTGGAAGGTGATGATCCTGAAAGAGGACCGCGCCTTCATCTTCAACGTCAAGGACCAGTTGCTTTCGACGGCATTCTTCGGCATCGGCAGCGACAACGACGGCGTCCAGTACACCAACGCGGTATGGTACGGGAACGCACTTCTGGTGTGGAAGGGCGGCGGCACGCAGTACCGCCACTGGCTGTGGGATGGGCGTGGACCGGCGGTGGAGATCTCTCGCTTGGTCCGCGACTACGCTGCCGAGCCGTTCACCTTCGTGGCCCCGACGATCAACTGGGCGCGCAACCTGCTGATCTTCGGCAAGGTCGTGTACGACATGGAGTACAAGCGGGTGTTCTACTACAGCGGGTCGACATCCGCATCAGCCGTAACGCGCCCGTACTACCATGTGCATTTTCATCCCATACTGATTACGAAGATGGCGTTCTTTTGCAATGGTCGGTCAGGGTCATTCAAGGCCACGATCGAGTACGGGCAGTCGCAGGACAAGTTGAACAAGTCCAAGAGCTTTACCGTTACCATTACCGACAATACCAAGAACCGCTTCCGCCATGTGTGGGTGATCGACAATCCGATCCGCTGCCGGGTATGGCGGCTCAAGATCGAATCGCTGACCGGCGCCGGCATTACCCAGATCGACGCCTGCACCGCGATCGACGACACGCCTGACAGCTACGATGGTGATTCGTGAACTTGAGCGAACTCAAGCCGCGCGGAGAGCCGGATAAGTACATCGATATCCCGCTCTTCGACGAGAGCAGCCAGCGGTCGGTCGAGTCGCTCTGGGAGGTGCAGGCAGGGCTAACCGTACAGCCTCGCCGCGAGCCGTGGGGCAGGACCAAGACGCAAGCCGAGACGCTGGGTCCAAAAGACGGGATGGACGGAGACGATGGCATCGATGGCACCGACGGACAGGACGGCGAGGACGGCGCGCAGGGGCCGGAGGGTCCGCCCGGTAGCGATGCCACGCTACCATCAGGCATCATTGTATTCGCCACAGTTGCCGACTTGGGAGATGGCTGGCAGCTCTGCGACGGGACAAACGGGACGCCGGATCTGCGTGACAAGTTCATTGTTACGGTCGGACCATCATACTCGTATGGAGATACGGGTGGATTCAAGTGGCACGGCCAGACCGAGAATAACCACAACGACCATTATCTTCGCCACATCACACACGCACAGGATGGAGTCGAATACGATCTGACTACGGGAGTATGCTTGCAGTTCCCGGGTTCAGATAATGTGGTCACGTCCATATCTTTGCCTGACTGTGACGTTGGAGATGATGGAACGTGGGGCGTCGCTGCGTGGTGCGGCCCATCTAGCGGTACTCTTCCTGAATCGCAAAAGCCGACGGATGACCATTACGCTGAACATTACGGTCCATATAATGGGAACCTCGACACCGACAACCGACCGCCCTACATCGCCCTCTACGCCCACATGAAGCTATGATTACAGACCGATCCAAGATCTCCGCCTGCATCATTGCCAACCCGGATCTGCGGGTAGCCCCAGAGCTATTGCTGTGGCTGCTGGACTCCCATATCCCGCGCAAGAACATCCTCGTCTATCGCGGCAACGACCGCGATCAGGTGGCCGCGTATAACGCCGCTGTAGAGATGGCACTGGGGCTGAAGGGGGTAGACTACCACCTCTTCGCCGACGCCGACGTTCGCCCGTATAGCGCGAGCAATGGGTTGTTTGAGTCTCGGTTCAACATCACCTGCGTGAAGTGCGATACGGAGACTGGGCTATCGGCCTGGGCTGACGAGAGCGACTTCCATACCGCGCTGTGGCTGGCCGATAACAAGGTGTTGCGTCAGATGAAAGGGCCGTGGTTCGGATGGGACTACAACGAATCCCATAGCCGGATCAATGGATGCGTGTGCGGCAAGTTCCGCAGGGCGGCGATCGACAAGGGGTTCTCGATCGGCCACGTCGGCCACGCCCGTCATTACCCGAGAGGATCACAACTTCCTGATAGCATTTGCGTGAGAAACTGCTACACGAAGTGAAGCAATGGGAGAAATAAAAATGCTAAGAATTCCACCTAGCGGACAAAATAACAACACGGGCAGGCAGCGATCCGATTTGGTTTACGGAATGGGTCCGTCTGTTTCTGAATTCTGGGGAAGCAATAGGCGTGGAGGATTGTTTTTCCCAACGAATAAAAAAAGCCCATTTGATGTGCAGGCAGAGAAAAACAAGAAGTTGATGGAATCAGAGCTGGCGGCAAAAACAACCGCAGCAGAGCAGTATAAGTCATTTACTGGAGTTCACAAGGATTTTGAGCCGTACTTCAATCAATACCTTTATGCGCACAAGGGTGACAAGATAAAGGCGGCTAATGAATTGTTTCAGAATATAAGAAGGATTTTTGCCAACCAAGGCATCGCTTACAGTGGAGACCCGCTGTTTGAGGAGAAGCTAAATGCACTTAAGCGATATATAGAATCTCTTTACGCTCAATACGCAAGTCAGTCAATAAACGGCACAGGAGCAGCTATATGATGGACTACAAAAAATACATGGAAACATTTGGCAAGCAGCCAGGGGCTAGCCCTTCTTCTGGATCAATGCCGTACACTCCAATCAACATTGGTCCCATATCAAGGCCCAGAGGCCAAGGCATCAAGGAGCTTGGACCAATTCAAATGACACCACCCAGTTCAGGGCTTGGAGGCATGTCTGATCCAATCTGGGATGCGATTGAGAGTAACGACATAAACTTGGTCAAGTCGATGATAATGGAGCGCAATCCATTTTACGCTATCCCGCAAAACGCTAAAGCTCTCGATAGGTATGTCGAGTCGTTGATCTCAAGGGGTCGACCCCTTGCTCCGCGCAAGTGGGGGGAGGAGCGTTATGGAGAGCGTTATCCTCAAATAGAAGGACCGGGGAATCCTTCTTGGGAGCGACGCAATCCGCACCTGAATCCTGATCGCATGTCTGGAATGTAATTGATCGGGAGACTAAAGTGAACCAATACGACCCCTACTCAATGACGACCGACGAGAAGCGCCGCCAGTTGATGGAGATGTACAACCTCCAGTTCAACCCGCAGCCGATGCAGCCGCCCAAGCCTCCGCGCATGGCCGCGCTTCCAGTTGGTGCGACGATGGCGACTCCGCCCGCGATTGCGTTTGCTCGTGGGCCTAGCAGTTCTGCTGCCCCGCAGATTTCAGCACCATCGGCTTCTGCTCCATTTGCGCAGCAGGCTGTAGAGGAACCAATGTACGCTGGAGGAATAAGTGGAGAGGAGTTCGGAAAGATGTTTGCCGCTGCGATCAGGCCAAGCGGACAGACAACCCCACAAGCAAGCTACGAGGCGTACCAAGCGGCCACAAGAAGGTACAACTCATTGGCTCCCAACTTTGAGCGCCTTGGTCGTTTCTACGGACAGATTGGTGATTACGCTGGAGATGCAATAGCACGAGAATCAGGTATGTCATTCCAAGATGTATTCTCTGAATACATCAAGCAAATCACAGATGTTCCGCAAGACTTGAGCAAATCGTTTTTTGATTGGTATGCTAATTTTATTTCTGGACGCGCTAGTGCGGAAGCCGGTCTTGCTGATTTTCAGAAAAAGAAAAAAGAACAAATGGCAATGAGTCAGTATCAGACTTATTCTCAGTGGGCCAATCGAACTGGAAGACCAGTTGCCAGCATAGAAGAGTTCGTTAGGAATTACGACAGAATAGCAGAAGGCGCAATGGACCAATCTCGCAGAATCCCTCTTTGGATGCTTAACATAAGGTCGCAACCTCCATTTATAAATACGCGCACAGGAGATATGGGCATTCCAGCTACCGGACGACAGGCTCCCATCCGCCCGCCGTCTCCAGAGGGCATGAAGTGAACATCGACCCCTACTACGCCAAGGGCGGCGGCTCACCCCGTCCGCAGTTCGGATCGCCGGGCATGAGCGGAGGCGCTGCGCGCTTCAGCGAGATGTCGCCCAGCTACACGATGGCCGACCAACCGCAGATGCAATCGCCGTACCCGTACCGCGAGCGTCAGCGCGAACCGTCGCCTGAGGAGGCCCAGCGCCAGCAGGAATTCAACATGCGGCTGTTCGGGCTCCAGAACAATATGGCTAACATGCCCGACATGCAGACGCAGCTCAAACGGCAGCAGCGCGATATCAGCAACATGCTGTATAACGAATTGCCGCGTCCCGCGCTTGGCACGATCGATCGCAACACGTATAACACGATCAATCAGATTTATATGCGCCACTACCTGCAAGGAACCTACGGATCGCCGGAGATGATGAGCGAGATCCGCACCGTCATGGAGATGGTTCCTCCGCTGTTCCGTCAGGCTTCGCCCGGTACATCGCCGCAAATCGGATTCCTCGAAGGGCTATCCAGCCCAGGGACCGACGTGATCGATGTCCAGTACACTAAAGACTACAAGCCGATGCCGGCGGCTCCGGTCAACTTCCAGCAGGGGATCGCCGAGATGGAGGCCCGTCGCGCAGCGGCTGGGCTTCCTCCGCTCAAGGGTACACGCCCGACGCCGACGATCGGTGGTGCTGGTGGGCTGCCTGGTAGAAGGATGTAAGGAGAGACCAAGATGGCTGACTTTTTCTCAGGTAGTCTTCAATCGCGTGCGGCTCAGGGCAACTTCCAATCGATGGCGGGAAGCCCAGCCTACGAGTCTCGTTACATTTCATTCGACGAGTTTATCCGCAGCAAGGGGCCGGAGGCGGCCATGCGCGCACGCGACCCGATCTCGTTCCGCGGGTTGTGGAGCGAATACTCCAACCGCTACCCGCAGTCTGCCCGCATCGCCGTAACGCAGGACGCCTTCCGCCAGATGGGAGGCGAGTCGCCTATCGAGCAGGGGCTTCGTCAGTCCCGCGACTACCAGAGCTATATGCAGCAGATGAAGGCCGCAGGCGCCGAAGAGTTCATGCTGACACCGCAATCGTTCGCGGCGTCGGATGTCAGGAAGCGCGAGAAGGGGCGCGAGACGATGCAGGAGTTCTACAAGGGACGTGGGACCGGAGAGCCGGTCGGGGATATGAGTCCTGATGTTCCGTTTAAGAAGAAGGGTGCCGAGGCTATGGTTAAGGTGCCGGTCGGCCCGCGTGGCGAGTTGCAGCTTGATAAGGCTGGTCAGCCAGCCACCAGATTCCGCACACTCCCGCAGAGCGAGGTGGACAGGTTGAAGATGGAGCAGGGCGCTCGCGGATTGGCAGAGGAAAGGTTGAAGGAAGACATTGCGATGCAGGGGGATCAACCACGGCTTGCGCGCCAAGAAGAAGAGTTGGCTGGAATACAAGACACGGCCCAGATCAGAAGCGAGCTTGGAAAGTTCCAAGAACTCGTATCAATGGACGAGAAGATCGCGCAAGACCCAGAGTACGCATCATTCATGAATCAAGGTTTCTCTGCCGTACGCGGAGGCATGAGCGCAGAGAATGCGCTTAAGTACGTCAAGGGTCTTGGCGGGGTCGGGGCTGTAAAAGAGGAGCGTCAGCGCGAGCGCGAGCGGTTGCGCGAGGCAGCTAGGAGTGATCTGGCAAGAACAGAAAGAGACTTCAAGATCGATTACTATCAGTGGAAGGCTGGTCAAGATCAGGCTATTAGAGACGCTCAATCCAGCGGAGACAGACAAGGCGTTGCTATGCGGGCTCAAGCAGCGTATGACGATCTTCGTGCGCATACCGGGGCATTACAAAGGGGAATTGACGCTCTTCGCGCCAAGATTTCTAGGGCGAAGGAAGACAATGAAAGGTCAGATATTGAATCGCAGATATCAACGCTCCAATCAGAGCTTGATGATGCGAGACAATCTATGTCTTATTATATGTCTATACGCAACTCTGAACCCGCAGCACCAACACAGGTTGCTCCATTCCCGAGGCCGTATGAGGGCCAGCCCGAGGGCTATCAAGGCGAAAGGCCACGTCCGGGATTCGTTATAGTTAAAACGCAATATGGAAAGCGTGAAGTTTCTCAATCACAATTTGCAGATATTGAGCGAGCGTTGAAAGCTGCTGGTCAGCAATACGAGGTGATTCGGTGACGGATAACGAGCTTCAGGAAATACTATCTGGATTGCTTCCGCCGTCTTCTGGCCGTGGGGGCTATTCAGGACAACCATCGCGATCAACGATGGATTCGTCTCTTGATGATATTCTCGGATCGCTTATGGGGCCAGGGTATGGGTCCACTCAACCATCCTTCGACTTCGTAGGGCCAGTCCGCCCCGGCGAGGAATACAGTCCGGAGTTCATGGGGCCGATCGCCCCTCCGTCTCCGCGTGACGCGCTCCAGCGCCAAGTCGACGCGACGATTGCTGCGCGTGAAACATCGCAGCGTTACGCGACGTTGCCGAAGCCGATCGCTGATGTATACAATGTGTACAAAGACGAGGATCTCGCGCGCGAGGCCAGGGATCTGGCTGACCAATTAAAACGAGAGTATCCAGAGTATAGCGACGACATAGAAGATCTTCTAATGCGAGGCGTTAAGCCAGAAGATATGGTCTTCTATATCACCAATAAGCGCGAGCGCAAGCGTCGCCAGTCCGAGCTTGCTACGCAGTATCCGGACTTTGCGAAGGATGTCGGAAAGCTATTTGACCAAGGGTTTTCCGCTGATGAGGTGGAGACTCAAGTTGGCGCAATGGCTCGGTCTGCATACGAGCAGCGGCAGGCCAAGGAGGCATTGCAGTACGGAAGGATTGCCGAGCGCGGAATTTCAATCCCGCCCTCGCAGCCTGAAAAAGAAGAAGGTCCGTCAATCGGCCAGCAAGCGGCAGGGCTTGGGGCCGAGGTCGCAATCGGAGCTTCATCACAAGCATTGGGAGCTGCGTTGGCCCCGGCGACATGGGGTATATCATATCCTGTCCTGTCGTTTGCCGGAGGCTTCACTGGTAGCTTGGCCGCTCAGGAAATAGAGGGTCGAGACACCATATCTTATGGTCGCGCGATAAGGGACGGATTGCTGAATCTTATCCCGGCTGGAAAGGGCGTAAAGGCAGCCACTGTCGGCGGAAAGATAGCGAAGACCGCAGTAAGAGGCGCTGTTGCCGGAGCGCCAATCGGCGCAGTGGGTGCAGTAATAGAGACCGGAATCGAAGAGCAAAGGCTTCCGACATTTGAAGAGATCACATCGCAGGCCGCAGGTGGCGCGGTTAGCGGTGCTGTTATAGGCGGCGCGTTCGCCGGATTCGGCGAGGCATTCAAATCGGCATACTCTAAGTTTGCCGGTAAGACAACCAAGCAGCTCGACGACGCCTACAGGGCCGGAGATCCTGATGCAAAACTCGTCGTCGATACCATGAAGAAGATATCACGCGATGCACCAGATGATGTTGCGCCAACGAGCGTAATAGATCGGGCAGAGGATATTGAGGCTAAGGTTCGGACTGAACCAGTAAGCGCGCCAGCAAAAACAACAGAAGAACCGAGTGATCTTGTATTGGATCCTTTTACCGGGCGTCCAGTTGAAGGCGCAGGGGTCGGTTCGACCGACGAATTGTTCAAGCTGAAATTGAAGGCACTTGGCTATACTGATGCCAAGGCGTCTGAAATCGTTGCTGATTTGAGGTCGAAACGGTTTAGCGACCAGGACATCGAGGACAGCATCTCACAGGTGGAGCAAGCCATGAAGGAGCGAGCCTCGGCCCCAGCTCGCCAGCCTGCTCCGGTTGAGCCAGCACCAACTCCCCGCCCCGAACCTGTACCAGAGCCAGAGCCTCTCCCGCCCGCCCGTCCGTCCGGGCCAGTTACCGAGTTCGCCTCGGCAGATGATCTTCGCGCAAAGCTGCAAGAGAAGATCGCAGATGCGACCAACAAGCGGCAGGCGATCGAAGAGGATGCGCGTTACTATGGTGTATCTACGAACGGCAAGACCGCTCAACAGGTGGTTGATGAGATTGTGGTGGCGGCCACTAAGCCGGTCGAACCAGAACCAGTTGTTCGCCCCGCAGTAGCCGAGGAGCCAGCCGCTCCGGCGCAAGTTCCAGTAAATAGAAAAGATCTTCAATCAGAAGCAAAAAAAGTAGGAGTACCTTCTACTGGAACTACAAAAGAAATGGCTCGAATGGTGGACATCGCCAAACGCGATCCATCAACTTGGACGCGAGAAGAATTTGACGCGATAGCGCCGTATTTGTCTGTACATCAAGTTGTAAAAAGAGGTGGGCAAACTGAAGAAGAATTAGATAAAATAACACAAAATATAGCCGAGAAAGGATTGACAGGCGGAATGGTTGATCCGGTCGAATCATTTCTCGGAAAGGGTCGCTGGTCTTGGGCAGGCGAACTTGGTGATCGATCCGTTATTGTGTTTAGTAAAAATATAAAGTATCGCGGAAACAGCCCTTACATTGAATCAAGCGGAATGCCAATTTCGATTATCAGGACTGATACGCCAATATTGCGAGGGAATGCGGATGCGCTGTTTGAGGCTATTCGCGGCGGCAGCTTGCGAAAGCCTGACGGGCGAATTACTAGAACAATGGCTACAGAGGGATTGACCACTCGACAGGCCACTTCAGAGCAACCATCCGCCCCGGCGCCACGCCCAGAGGAGCCAGCACCAGAGCCAGGGAAGAAGGCTCGTGGATTCTCGTCGTATAAGCAAACGGGATTTACGCCTGTTATTGATTCTATTAATGATGCTGGCGGATTATTGCCGAGAAGCCAGCTAAGGAATCCAAAAGGTGGAGAATACGATTCGGCTCCGAGGGTTTCAGAACTTGGAGGGTTTGGCAGGATTGTATATGGCGGTAAAATTCCTGCTGATGAAATGGCAACGATTCTTTGGAGAGAAGGGAAAATAAGCTCTCCAAGTCCAGATGTAATGTTTGAAGAAATACGAAAAGAAATCCGGCAGTATAGAAAGAATCGCGAAACGATCTCTAAAACAGAAAAAGAAGACAAACTTGTAGTAAAACAGAACAAGGCATTTAATCGCGACGCCATATCAAAACCTAAAACCGCCGAACAAGTAAATACATCATCTCTGAATGTAGGCGATGAAGTAAAGATTGGTGGCGAATCATTCAAGGTTCTTGAAATAGATCCAGACACAAACGCGGTTGTTCTCGAAGACGGCGAGAAGTACGGAGTCCAGATCGTCGAAGATGGCGTTACGATTTATGGCAAGGTTGAGAAGAAGGCTCCGCAAGCCGAGGGTGAGTCTCCGTTCGGCGAGGGATTGCGATTGGAGTCCCAGACTCCAGAGCAGGTCGCATCCGAGCGGGCGAGGTCCGAGCAGCGCGCAGAAATAGAAAGAAGGCAGGCCGAGCCTATGCGCGGCAAGCCGTTGGACACCACTGCCGATATTTTCGGAGAGGGCGAAACGCCTCTTTTCAACCAACGGCGAGCCGAAGCCGCCGCTGCTCAACCGCAACGCCTTGAAGACATCGACCTCGGCAACCTACGCGCCGAGATCGACGCCATCGCCAGCTACCAAGGTAAGCAGAAGCGTCTCAACGAGTTGGCCGAACAGTTTGGTGTACCCACGGGGGGTGCTCCGAAAGAGATACTAAAAAGAATAGAGGAGGCATACAATGCCGCTAAAGAAAGGCAAGTCGCAGAAGGTGGTGTCGGAGAATATCGCGGAGATGGTGCGCGGGTACAAGAAGAAGGGCAAGATCGGATCGTCACGCCCGAAGTCCAAGAAGGCCGCCCAGAAGCAGGCGGTGGCTATCGCCCTGCGCCAGGCGGGAATGTCCCGCCAGGACCGGTGGGACGGGGCGTACAAGGGGAAGAAGTAGCGCCTGCTCCGGCTGCTGAGCCACGGTACATGAGGGACCGGGCTCAGGCCGTTGAGCGAGCGAAGCAGCTGGGGCTTGATACAAGAGGGACAACGTCTGAGATTGCTGATCGCATATCGAAGAAGGAGAAGATCATCTCATTCTTCGATTCAGTTGAAAACAACGCTAGGGAGCGACTGCGTCAACTTGGCGAGGGCGGGACACTTGGGGCTCAAAAACCAATCGGAATGGCCGTAGAGTATTCGATCATCGGAGCGGCTAAGTTTGCCAAAGGGGCCACTGAATTCGGAGCCTGGGCGTCTGAAATGGTCCGAGAGTTCGGTGGGCAGATCAAGCCATACCTTCGCCAGATCTACAACAGGTCTAAAGATATAGCCCGTAAAAATCTAACCAGCGATGACGAGGTAAGGTCATACGCCGAGTCTATATCGAAGGGTCTCGATATGCCGCCGCCAAAGCCTCCAGAGGGAATGCGCGAGCGCAAGACGGTTACAAGGGCTGCCAGCAGCGAAACATTGCAGCAGGAAGCGGCAATGGCTAGGACGACCGGGGCTGCGTATGCCCCAGTGACTCCCGTAAAGAAAATCGCCGAAGACGCGGCGTCTGCCACCAAGGCAGACCCTGTAGCAGAACTTGCGTCGATAAAGTCTGAAACAGATCCGTTCAAGCGCGCGGCAAGGTTGGCCGGATACATTAACCAGAGGGCCAAGGAAAACAAACTGGCAGATGCTGAGTTCGACGAACTTACATCAATGGGTACCGATGCCGGAACAATCTTGCGCACAATGCGCGAATTGCAGATGGGAACTCCAGAGGGGCGCGGAAACCTTCATCTTCGAGCCTTTATTAAGTTCGCAGAAAGCAAAGGCGCAAAGATAACGCAAGAGCGCATGGATGACCTAAAGGCCAAGTTCATCGCGGCAGAAAAGGCCGAGAAGGGGCCGGAGCAACTAGCAGCTCTACAGGCAGTAGTCGATGACGCGATGAGGGATATCAAGTTGAGGAAGCGCGATTGGTGGGATGCTTATCGATATACGAACGCATTGAGCAATCCAAGAACACATCAGCGCAATATATTGGGAAATACGATTCAGACTGCATTAGTGAGGCCAACAGCACTTCTAGGACAAGGAAAGCTGAAAGGGTCTGGATTATATCTTAAAGAGGCAGCAAAGGCTGTTCCAGAGGCGTGGGATAACTTCAAGAAGGTTTTTACAAACGAAGACAGCGTGAGGTCTCTTGACGATATTGGAACTACAAGTTCTGAGGGCGCTTTTGCCAAGGAATACAACAAAAAATTGCCAAAGGCTTTGCGCCTGATACCTCAATTTCTTGAGGCTCAAGACAGGTTCTTTTCGACAATGATAAGGGTTGGCGAAACCCACAGGCTTGTAGATTCTGGACTAGACCCGGAAGTCGCATTAAGGCAAGCCACCAGCCTTGCGGACAGATACCTATATCGAGATAAACTTGGCGATACGGCAGCAGATTTGAGTGCAAATCAATTTAGCAGAGCTATCGACTGGATTGGGGGTAGCATAGACAAGGCAAGAAAGGCAAACAACCCAGGTATATCAATTCCGGCAAAACTGGTTGCCATGTTTGTAAGAACTCCGATTAAGTTCGCTGAGCGAGGATTCGATAATAGCCCGTTTGCATTTGTTGCTGGGTCAAAACAGACTGGCTACGGGATGTCTCTTGATGGTATAGCAAGGGCAAGGCATGGAAGGAAATACGAGGATCTGCCAGAAGATCTCAAACAAGAGGTCAAGTCGATAAAAGAAGAACGCTTGGGTCAGGCTATCGCTGGCACAACGATAACATCGCTTGCTGCAATTTTAGCTGCGACTGGAAGGACAACATGGGCTCCGCCCAAAGATGAAGAAGAGCGAAGGGTGTGGTATCAAAGCCACAAACCTTATTCAATACTTATTGGTAATCGTTGGGTTCCAATGCAGATGTTCGGTGGATTTTCGCTAGCTCTTGCAATTCCGGCGGCAGTTAGAGATGCGATGGTCGATAATCCAGAAATGATAGGCAAGAGTTATTTTGAGAGGGTTTCAAAAATAGGATCAAATATAGCAAAATACTATGTTGGTCAGACACCGCTTACCGCAGCGTCTGATTTGATGAAAGTTGCCACCGGTGATATTGATTACAGCGAGGGGGGTTTTGGCAGATCCTCCGGATTCATTGCGCTTCAAGCAGTTCCCGCTAGTGGTCTTTTGAGATATGTAAATCAACTAACTAACCCATATTTTTCACATCCCAAAGGATTTGTCGATAGCGTTTTTGCTGACATCCCTGGATTAAGTGAAAGAGTAGAGCCATACAGGCTCCCTAGCGGAGAGCCAGTAAGAAGAACGCTTCTTGATGTTCTACCTCCGTATCCAATCGGCACAAAAGATCCGGATACGTATAAGAAGTTTTTGGAGCGAAGAGATAAGACCATTGAGATGAGGCAAAACAATGTAGAGATGGATCGGCTGCTAAAAGATATTTACAACGGCGACGCCAACGAAAACGATGTCATTTATTGGATCGACACATTGAGCGACGACGAGGCATCCAGAATCAAGGCTAGGCTAAGGGCTAAAGACAAGAAGTGGAAGGACTTGCTTCCGTACAAGTCATCAGGAGGATTGCCTGGATTGTCTGGGCTGAATGATTCGCTTCGCGGAATACCAGGCCAACGCTCAGAAAGATCGCAGTAGATTTTCATCCACCCAGCAATAGGATCCCTATCCATGAAAAACATACTACTCGCCCTGCTGTTCCTCGCCCCGTGGCTGGCCTCCGCCTTCCCGGTCAACACCAACCGGTTTACTGGCAAGGCCACTGACTCGGCCCCTCCGGGGTTCGACGCGGTGCTATGGCAGTGGAGCGGGTACGACGACCAATACCTGATCTTCGAGTTCTCGGATGTCCAGTTCAGCAACGCGGGCGTCCGGCTGTCGTATCCGGTGAGGGGCGCCACCTATCTGGATTACGCCTCGGCCAACGGGCAGGGCCAGATCGCGACGACCAACATCACGACAATCATCTACGAGACATTCACGAACTGCTATGGGCGGGTGCCTGCGGGGACCAACTCGTACGCTGGGTACTCGAATGGCGTTATCGTCACTACAGTCAACGATCCGTCGCTTCAGTACGGTGACGTGGTTAGCCTGACTGGTCTGGTCAGCGTGGTCGGAACCAACTCGATCAACGCATCGTCGATTCCTCCCGCCTGCGTGGTATTCGTTGCCAGCAACTACACCACCTTCGTGCCGGACTACGGGGTGACGACCAATGCGTGGATCGGATCAACCTCGGTTGTTACGAACATCTACGTCTATAACAGCAAGAAGCAAGTCATCAACGACCCGACGTTCAGCTCGACGCAGCAGTGGGGATACTCTGGATTCACCTACCAGTTGCTGTACCCGACCAACGCGACTGGTGCTGGATCTCCGGCGCAGGGCCGATTCAGGGCTGTAGGTGGTGGGGCTGACGCCATCCGATCATTGTCACAAAGTACAATGGCGATCTACACCTCGCAGTATCAGGTGGTTGTGTCGTACTACGTGCAGCAGAACGTCTATAACACCAACTCTGTCGAGACTAACTCCATCACCTATGTGTTTGCCGACCAGACGACTACGGTGTCTAGGGTGGTGCGCCACACGGACCCACAGCCACGGTATGTGAGCGACGGGTTCTATATCACGCCAGCGGTCAGCTCTACTCCTTCGTTTGTAATGAACTACATCGCCACTACAAACGCCCAGATCGGCGTCGACTCCATCAGGGTGACAGCCCAGGCGTATTCGTTCGTCAGCAATGGCGTGACCACCGTCACGACCAACATCATCGCTGGCAGCAACGTCGTGAAGACGCTATCGGCGGGATACGTACGCAATAACGGCGGGTACTCGTCGAACACCGTCACGTACTACCAGTACAAGGTGGCTGTCCCGCGCACCAACATCCCGCCCGACGGGCTGTACTACACCGAGGTGCTGGCGTACGAGACGACGACCAACCAGGCCCGCTCGCTGCTCAAGGGCCAGATCTCCATCGCCCACTCGCTCTACGCCAACACGAACTACGCCACATGGGTGAGCCCGTCGCTGGGTCGCTACACGTTCCTGAACCAGATCGAGGGCGGCGCGCAGGTGTTGGCTGGTGCCGGCATCTCGGTCTCAACCTCCGGAACCAATATCACCATCCAAGCCACCGGTACCGCGCAGGCTACCGACACCAACGCGCTGCCGAAGCCGGGGGGACTGATGAGCGGTGACATCGACTTCACCAACGCTGGCCTCACATCGCTGGACTTCGCGCTGTTCGACGCGGCGCCGACTGGCGCGGTGGCTCCCCGGCGGGTCCAGTGGAACAGCGATCGGTCTACGCTGCGGCTAGGAAGTGATGCCAACGTCAGCCTTGATGTCGGCCAGCAGTTGATGCTGTACGCCAAGAGTGCCGAGACCAACACGCTGACCAAGGGTGAGGTGGTGTTTGTGTTCGGGGCAGCTGGCGACAACCCGACGGTCAAGCGTGCATCCCATACCAGCGAGTCGCTGTCTGCCCGCACCATCGGCATTGTGGCTGAAAATATCGACAGCAACAATAACGGCTTCGTGGTAACACGCGGCACGGTCTACAACGTCAACACGACCAACTTCACCGAGGGCGCTGTCCTCTATCTCGGGGCCAACGGCACGCTACAGACGAACCTGCCAGAGGCTCCGCTCCACGGCACGTTCATCGGCGTGGTCGAGCGCGTCGGGGCCAATAACGGCCAGATCTACGTGGCGGTCCAGAACTACCAGGAGCTGCGCGAACTCAGCGATGTGTTCATCAACGGACCGAGTAACAACTACGTCCTGACCTACGTGGCGGCCAGCAATCGCTGGGAGGCGAAGGCGGCGCAGGGTGGTGGTGGGTCTGGTACCAATCTGTTCCACGGTCCCGCAACGACCGGCATGGTGGTCGGTACTGCCAGTGCCACCACATCCATGTATCTTAGGGGCGACGGAATCTTTACAAATTCAAACCTTGTGTTGCTTTCACCGCCAGACGATGGAGGGCAGCTATATCGTCAATACATCTCATCCACACTAATCATTACAAATACTGATCCAAATTCTGACTCAGAGTTTCGTAATGGATTTTATTTCTCTGTAAAAGACTACACCGGCAATGAGAACGTAGTGATGGGCGTTGAAAATACGCTTGGCCCGACGCTTTACTTCCAGAAGTCATCAACTAATTTTGTTGCACTAGTCGGATCTACAAACTCTGTTGCTGCATCATCTCAACAATTGCCAAGCACAAACAATGCGAATTTCAGTAGGCCTTATCAGCAGAGACTCGCCATCGTTCGAGGATTCGATACGAACAACGTAGTCGTTCTGGCAGATATACTCGACACTTCGTGGTTCAATCCGCAGGACTCAGTATTGAGGTCTTCAGACGGATCTATTGAATGGGGCAACCGCTTCGAGGGAAGCGTGAACGGTGGCTGGGCTAGGACGTTTGGAACAGGACTCGACGATATCTCAACCGACTCTACGACCAATATCGATAGCTATGCAGCGTTCCTGTTCACCGCATCGACGGCCACCATCACCAATACTCTATACGGCGCATTCTCGATTCCATACACTGGATCTAACTACCCGCTGAAGGTGCGGGCCAACCAAGGCAGCGGTACGGTTATCTTCACGGCGACCGATGGCAGCAGCACGCGGGTCAGTACCCAGACCATCGCGGCAGCAGCGACCACTTACACGACGAACGTCGTCATGCCGGGGACTGCGGTGACAAACGTCAAGGTGCAGGTCATCATGTCGACGACCAATGCGGCCAACCTATATCGGATCGGTATCGGACGATGAGGCGTATCGTTGCGATACTGGCGCTGGTCGCCAGCAGCGCGCTGGCCCAGAATGACGCAGGGCTCGTATGGGCTGCGCTCTACCCTGGCACATGCGCATCAAACGCGGTCCACAACATCGCCAATACCGGCATCGTTGGAAACACGCGAGGTCCGATACAAAATCTCAACCGAGGCATTGCCAGTAACTCGACAGCGACGGCGGCTTGGATTGGAGCTGGAACCAATGTGTATCCTGTGCAGGGAGCCGGAGAACTTACGTTGTCAGTTTGGTTGAAGGCAGTCGGAACTCTTCCTTCGACTGGTATTATTGGCAATCAGTTCTCAACCGGAACTACTGGAACTTACTATTTTACAAGCGTGACAGGTACACGATTGACATTCTATGCGCAGTCATTCGCTACAAATTATGTCGGCTTTGATAAAGCCAACCTTCCGAATCTAGTTACGTCAAATTGGGTGCACCTCGCCGCTACATGGGTCGGAGCAAGAACGAACACGCAGCTTTGGATCAACGGCGAGAATATGACGGCCACGACTACCCGAGTCGGAACCAATATCACCAGCTTGCAGCCTTGTGATAATGAGCTTCGAGTTGGAGCATACGCAAATGGTGTAAATTCATTTATTAACTCTGGTCGCTCGCTCACGATGGCGCGAATATACAACCGCGCTTTAGGCACTAACGAGATCAAGGAGCTATACCTGCGCGAGCGGGCGATGCTTCCGTAAGGAGGAATGGGAATGAATACTATACGCTATATAGCTTTTGTGGTGGCGGTCGCATCATCGGCCATCGGCCAGACGTTCGAGGAGTTCGCAGCGACGCATCCGGATAAGGACATCCACCGCGCATCGGCTGCGTATCAAGCGTTGATCGCACCTCCTCCGCCCCCACCCGCTCCGCAGCCTGAGCCTCCCGCTTGGCTGCGATACGAGCAGCAGATGGACGCGGCGTGGCCGTTACTGTCGGCCCATCCGTCGACCAACGAAATCCCTCCGGCTGGCCTATCCTACCGCTTGCAGGATGGCAGCAACATCACCTTCTGGATTGTGCGCCAAGGCGATCTGCTATCGACTCAGTTGTCGGCCCATGATACGAACGGAGATGAGATCCACCGCACCTATAACGTGCGGACTAGGGAGGAGACGACGGTCAATATCCGCCAGATGACAGAGGCGAAAAAGTTCGCGGATCTGGCGGCGTCGAAGAAGAAAACGGTCAAGGAACCGAAGCCATGAGCGACATCGCAGACAAACTAGAGAAGATGGACAAGACCATCACGGACATCCACCACCGGCTATTCATCGACAACGGCGCGCCGTCTATCCAGACCAGGCTAGATCGCAACGACCGGGCGATCGCCAATCTCGGGAAGGTAACGTGGACGGCCATTACCAGCGGCATCACGATTGCATTGGGCATTGCGCTCCATAAGGTATTAAACAAATGAGTCGATTCCTTCAATTCATCCTATCGCTATTCAAGATCAACGGATCATCCCGCCCGCTCAAGCGCGAGGGGCAGCAGGTGTTCGCTGGATTCGTCGCATACGATTGGTCACGCCAGTCGTACAACGAGATCCGTAAGTACGTGAACGCCTGTGTAGAGTCAGGATTTACCGGCATCACCTTCGAGCTGATGGAGCGGATGGCCGACTGGCCTCGCGGCGAGAAGGTGGAGGATGTGGCTAGAAGAATGGAGGAGCAGGTCCAGAAAATTGGAATCTGGATCAGCGAGTGCCGGCGGGCCGGACTGTGGGCGCGCATCATCATCAACAATTCCAACGCCGATGTGAACCGCACGCTGGTGTCGCCGTCGCCGTTCCTAGTGGCGGCCAACAACCTGAAGGGGAAGTACGGTCAGGACAACCTGCTCATCCTGCCGGTCAGCGAGAAGGACTCGGACCTCAAGGAGGCGTTCCGCATCGCCATCATCAACCACTGCGAGTCCCTGTTCGACCGCGCCCACACGATCGCCTACTCTGCCCGACGCCCCGACGCGCTCTGGCTGGAGACCCACATGAAGGATCCGGCGGTAGCGGCTCGCGGAGACTACCACCACATCGCGGTCAGCGACACGGGGGATATCCTGCGCAAGCTCCACACCGACGGGGTGACCGGGCAGATTCCGGTGGTCGAAGCGTGGGAGACGTTTGTGAGTAGCAACTTGAAGGCAGGGGTGAGCGTGTGCTGCTACGCCTTCCATAGAAAGCCGAATTACAATTTACTAGGGAAGTTGAGTAAAATTACGAAGGAGGCCAAATGAAGAACATCATCAAGATCGTAGCGGTGTCGGCGGCAATGGCGTGCGGGTTGCTGGCCTGCAAGTCGGACAAGGTGGAGGCGCCTAAATATCCAGCCACTATTGCCAACCTCCGCTGGGACACCGGCACCTACATCCGATGGGAGGGAGACCACTCGGCGTTCCCCGTGCGGTCGGGCAATGTCAGCGGCTGGATCGTGGTGGTGGAGCCCAACGGCGCCCACAGTCCGGTCGAGCAGATCCGACCTGGCTATAAACGCCAACACATGAACAACGCCTACGAGGACACCGGCTACAAGCTGAAGAACACCAAGCCCGGCGATATGGTAAAGATCTACCTGTGCGGCATGACTGGGAACAAGCGGCCCGATCTAACGCTACGCAGTAACGAACTACCGCTTGAATGGAGGGCGCGTAAATGAACAAGGAACTGATCAAGTCGTGGGTATTCAAGATCCTGCCGATCGTGCTGGCATTCGTCGTCGGCAAGGGCTGGCTCCAGCAGTCTGATGCGGACCAGGTAGTGCCGGTGTTGAACAGCCTGCTCTCGTCGCTCGACGAGGTGCTGCTGGCAGTCACCTCGGCCATCACGCTGTGGCGGTCGATCCGCACCCACCAGAAGCAGTCCGATGGAATCGCTGGCTAGGCTTGTCGTGGTTATCGTACTATCCGCATTCGCGGCAGGCTTTCTGTTCGGGTTCTTTACCGGATACTACACCGGCAAGAAATGATCGAGCTACTGAAGGCACTCGCCCCGCTGATCGTCGAGCTGGTGCTGGCGATCATGGGGAGCCGGAAGACGAAGGCGGAAGAAAGGAAGCAACTCCGTGAAGAGATCGTGGCGTCAGTACGTAGTGGCGATGCTAGTGCTGTCAACCGCATGGCTGTGCGGTTGCGCCTCGCGAGGAACGTCCGTCGTCTTGAGGCCGATCGACGGCGCAGACATCAAGCGGATGGAGGCGGGGCGGAGCCATACTCCTAAGGTCGACGGTTGGTTCCTCAGCGACGAGTACCTGGAAAATATCCTAATGGTCGACGTTTTCCAGATCGAGAAATGAGATATAAACAGGAAAAGCATCGGGACGAGGACGAGTCGCGATGGGGTCATCGCAAGTATAAGCTGGCCTACCTATGCGCGAGGTGTAAATCCTACCTTGACCCGGACGATATGGAGTGCGTAGTTTGCGGCCATACCGGACGTCCGGTGAGAAAGGCAGACGACGAGTGAACATCAATCGCGGCGGGTGGAAGAAGGCCGTTTTTGTCGGCTGCACCCACGGTTCCCATATCAACTGGGAGGTTGCCAACAAGGCACTAGCTTTTGCAGATGAATACAAGCCCCACCTCCGCGTCCACCTCGGCGATGCATTCGATACGGCAGCGTTCCGCGCTGGGGCAAAGGGTACCAGTGATGAGTCGTCTAGCGTGGGCGAGGACTTCGAGGCCGGGCGCGAGTTCTTGAACCAGTACCGTCCTCATATTCTCTTCATGGGCAACCACGAGGACCGTCTGTTCAATCTGATGAACCACCACAATGCCCAGACCTCCCACCTCGCCGGGCATCTGGTCGGGGAGATCCGCCGGATGGCGGGCAAGTGGAAGGCTCAAGTGGTCGAGTACGCATCCATCGCCACGCCAGAGGCTTGGCGGATGGTTGGCGATACACTCTGCGGACATGGGTATATGTACGGAGAGAACTGCACCCGCGACCATGTAGAGATGTTGGGCCACAAAGTGATCCATGCCCACGACCACAAGGCGAAGATGCAGCCTGGGCGGATGGTGGGCGCGCCGATGGGGTACAGCGTAGGAACACTTGCAGATATTCCCGCGATGGGCTATGCAAAGGCCCGTCGCGCAACCAGCGCGTGGAGTGGAGGATTAGTATGCGGAGAGTATCGGGACAACGAGAGCAGTTGGACGTTGAAGATACTGCACGAACAAAAGCCAAAGTGGGTTATGGCTTAAGCGCTGCTGCCGTGGCGCTACTGGATTCGCTGCGGATCCCAACCACTCCTCCGCCGGGGTGGGTGACGGCAAAGCAGATGGCCGACTATCTCGGGATTACCAAGAATGCGGCTGTAGAAAAGATCAACCGCATGGGCTGGAAACGCATTCTGATACAGGTCGATAAAACACCGCCGACGTATTACTACGGGCCAAAGCAAGCCCAGGCCATCCAGACAGCCAAGCCAAGGGCAAGCAATGCTAGGAATAGGGATAGCCAACAGGCAAGATCCAAAAGGTAGTTGATCATCGAGATGCCGCCTTTCTCCAGTCGCTCGGGATCGGATAACACGCCTGCTCGCCGATAGCGATCGCCTCGCGCAGACACCGCTGCGCCTCGTCGGCGCGTACGGTTGCTTCCAATGCGCGGGCCTTCCAGTCGATCTCGTCTTCGCTCATCGCCCATCCTCCTGAAAATTGGAGACCTGCGCACACACGGTGCGGTCCGCCCACCGTTCACGACCACCGTGGAGATCACCGGTGGGTTTTGGGAGGCAGTGTGCTGCCCGTGAAAAAAGATTCCCGCCGTTACTCGTTAGCCGACCTCATCACGCGACTCGCTGATCACGTAAAAAGCGCACGGCCCTGAACCGAGAAACAGTCCCGGCTTGTTCCGCGTCTAGGCGGGAAAGTGTTTACCGATACCTCGCGGTCTTCGCCGCGATCTTCTTCGGTTGCTTTACAAATTGCTTGCCCTTGCGATTGCCTTTAGCCTTCGCACGGTTGGTCGCAGCCTTCTCCGCCGGCGTCAGCGCCTTCCACGCTGCGTCAGGAAGGTAACGCTTCTTGCCCTTCGACGGTTTGCCGTCGGATGTGCGCCACTTCTGGATCGTCCACTCTACCAGCGATTGCTGTGGCTTCTTCACGACTTGTAGCCTCCGCCCGCCTTCTTGTACTCGGACGCCAGTAGCTGCGCTTTACGGGCAGACCATTCGCCAGGGTCTCCGCCCTTGGTCCCTGCCTTGATCTTGTTGAACAGGCGCTTGCGCAGCGCTGGATTCGTGTACACGCCAGCCTCATTCACGCGACTCTTTGGTTTGGCCGACTTCTTGGACATCTTGACAAACGGTTTGTTCTTCATCGACGATCCTCCTACCACTTGACCCGGTTAGCCCAGTAGGCCGCACTCATCTTGCCCTTGCGGATATTGGCCGCATGACGCGCCTTGAACGACTCGCGACGCTTGCGGTACGCAGCAGACTCGCCCTTCTTCTTCGGCGATCCACTTACTCCCTGCTGCCCAAAGCGTATCAACTTGACCTTGCCACCCTCCTTCGCCAGCACGGCATGGGACTTCTTCGGGTGGCCGGGCGTGCGCTTCGGCTTGTTGTATCCAGCAAACTTTTCTCCACGATGCGTTATCATGATGCTCCTATTCTGCTGTCCATACCTCCGTCTGGCGCAGAATCCCTCTCGGGAACTCCATCGTCTCGTTGACGGTGAAGCTGCGCTCGCGGAAGATCAGTCGATCCGTAGGCTGAACAGTCAGCCTGCCGTTGTCAAGTTTTACGAACGTGAATTCCTTGGACTGCTCTGGATAGGCCGAGTACGCATCGCCGACCGGCGCGACGCTGAACAGATACTCGCCCATCAAATGGCGGTCAGCGCACTTAGCCTTTACGTCGAGCCCAGAAAGGTACGGATACTCGCACGCGCTCCAGTCCCACCCATAGCAGTCCCACTGCTGGGCATCCTGCTGCGTCCAGGCTAGATCAGGATTCTTGTCGAACGCCAGACTGTGGAGTGGAAGGTTGCGGTAGATCGCCCCGCACTCCAGCATCACGTTCGCGCCCCAAGCCCGCGCCGGATAGCTGACCAGCCCGAACCAGACCGCTGGCACGAATCCGACCGGCTCCTTATGGGTGAAGGCCGAGTCGACCATCACGTAGAAATGGCGCGGCAGAGGTCCAGTCAATGTGTTCCTCACCCGATCTCCTTCAGCACGCGCTTGCAGATCTCGCTGATGGCCGAGATATCCTCTTGCGTGATGTCCTTGCGGTTCATCTCGATCAGCTTCATGATCAGCTCCAGCGCACGCTTGCAGCGGATCAGCCGACCGCATGTGGAGGAGATGCCCTGGTGAGTCATCCATTGCTCACCGCAGGACGGACAACTGCTCTTATCTTCAGGCAACTTGTTCGCCACGTTTCCTCCTTACGCACTCACGCATCGCAGAGATGCGGCGCATCTCGGCACGCTTCTCTTCATTGGTTCGCTTGGCCCACCGAGAGCGGGCCGCCTTCAGTTGCATAGAGCGCATGATCGCACTCACCATTTCCGGAGTTACCCCACTGATGTCATTCATGAACGCCTTGTATGGTAACGGCTACGATAGTGCAAGAAATAACTTGCGGTTTATTTTATCCCGCATTACAAGCGCGACTCATGAACGAATACGACCTTGGCTACATTGCCCGGCTGGAGCGCGAGCGCGTGGAGTGGGCGCAGCGTAACCAGCATCTGAACGACATGCTGAAGAAGATGACCGCCATGACCATACTGTTCGCGTTTCTCGCGGCGTGGTCGATCGGTTGCCTGATCTTCGACACCATCACCCGATGAACAACTGGGAGTGGCATCAGTCGTGCGTGAGTATCCGGAACAATCCGACTCATCGCCGACGAGTCATCGCGATGGCGACGCAGTGGTTGGAATCCCGCAAGCCGTGCAACCTGCGTAGCAAGGTTCTTGACATCCTCCATTGGGACTACGACATAAAACCGTACACGCTTCAAGACCTGCTCACCATGCCACGCGACCCGAAGCCCGAGGTGTTAATGGAGGCGCTGCGCGAGTGCGGATACACCGACCGCGAGGCGCTGATGCGCTGCACCGTGTGCGAGGCGCGACGCCAGGAATACAAGTCGAATCGCGAGGGCGTTCGGTATCGTTCGCGCAAGTGCTGCCGAGGCGGAGCGCGTTACAACGAGACCTACACGAAGTCGACGTACGACCGGCGGCAGGAAAATTATCTTGACGCTTACTCGGTGAATGTGCCATCGATCTCGCCAACGATTTACAGACCCAACGATTAGCCAACAATTTCCGGCTGCGGGTGCAGTCGGGAAGCAAGACCAAAACGGGCCAAAGCCCAGAAGGAAGAAGCAACATGGCAGTACTGAAGAAGCCGACCTCGACCGGATCGGGGCGGATGTTTGACACGGGTGACACGCTGGCAGCCAAGGGGACGTACATCGCTACGTGCCTGGATGTGAAGGACGTGTTCGGGGTGGAGCGTCGCAAGTTCCAGAGCGAGGAGATGGAGAAGGTGGACCTCACCGCTTTCCTGTTCGGGTATCGCGACGCGGAGAACAACCCCCACAAGATCTGCACTCGTGCGATGAAGATCTCGGGGAACGAGAAGAGCGCGCTGTTCGCGTTCCTCAAGTCGTGGTTGGGTAAAGCCCCGGCTTACGGATGGGACTACGCGGAGATGAAGGGGAAGAAGGCACTGATCACGATCGACCATGAGATCAGCAAGCAGGGGGATCGCGAGTACGCGAACATCATCTCCATCAGCCCGCTGCCCGCAGGCATGGATCAGCAGGCCGCTGCGCCTGCACCTGCCGCCAAGCCCGCCGCCAAGGCTGGCAAGCCGACCACCGAGCAACTGAACAAGGCCAAGCAGTTGGCCCAAGAGTTCGGCGGAGACGTGTCCGAAGAGATGCCGTTCTAATTAACCAACGGGGCCGTCCGATCCGGCCCCTCTATTAGCCTAACGAAAGGAGCATCGCCATGGCTATATTAGTCCGATCGAATGTTGAAGGATCCCATTGGTACACGCATGACGGCGAGTCATGCCACACAATCAAACGCGCAGACGGTGACGGCGAGCGTGCCGTTACGGTGGCCGATGCGCGCAAGCTGAAGCTGTTGCCGAGTGTGACGAATGTCCTCGGCGTGCTGCACAAGCCGCAGCTTGAAACCCACAAGATCGCAGCAGCGGTCAAAGCTGCTATGGCGAACCCGAAGCAGGCGGATGAGTCCGAAGATTACTACATCAAACGGATCATCGACGCATCTAAGGAGGATGTTCGCGGGGCCGCCGACCTTGGTACCCGCATCCACGATGCGATCGACAAGATGATCGGCGGGGAAGACTACGATCAGGAGTTGTCCCAGTTCGTCGAGCCGGTCAGGTCAACGATTGCCGAGAATAAGTGGAACATCCACACGCGAGAGGTCGTGCTGGTGAATTCTCCGGAGGGATATGCCGGGCGGGTAGATGCGATCTTCGACAGTCCAAGCGGGTTCGGCATCATCGACTTCAAGACGCGCAAGACCAAGGCGGGGCAGAAGTGTACACCGTACGACGGCCAAGCCGAGCAGTTGGCTGCGTACGCCAGAGCCCACTACGGCAAGGACGCCAGCGAGATCGCGTCGCTGATCAATATCTACATCTCGACCACTGAGCCTGGGCGGGTCGAGGTGTATGAGCATCCCGAGTCGATGAACTATTGGCGGCAGTTTAAGGCCGCCTGCGTCATCTGGCGCGGGATGAAGCACTACGATCCACGGGTGCGGTGATGGCCCCCCATAACCCCGACATCATCGGGGAGGCGATGAGGCTGGCCGCTAGTGGTCGGCCCGTCTTCCCATGCAAGCGGACCAAGGCACCCTACACCCGAAACGGGTTCAAGGATGCGACCACCAATCAGGCGGCGATTGCAAAGTGGTGGGCGCGGTGGCCCGACGCGCTGATCGGACTGCCGACCGGATCAGGCATCATCGTCATCGACACCGACCTCGACGAGGAGTCGGGGAAAAATGGCGAGTTCGAGCTGATCAACATGCCGGACCTGCCACCGACGTACATGGTGCGGACTCCTCGGGGCGGGTTCCACCGGTACTATCGCACGCCGGACGGTATGGTGCTGCCGAACTCCAGCGACAAGTTGGCCAAGGGAATCGACATCAGGGGCGATGGTGGGTACGTCGTCGCGCCGCCATCCTCAACCGATCGCGGATCGTATCAGGTGGTCGAGGATATGGAGATGGCCACCCTGCCGGACTCATGGGTCGAGTTGATCCTGCCAAAAGAGGAAGCCAGCCAGCCCGAGCTGACCAGCAAGACGCCATCGGTGGCGAGTTACGCTCAAGAGATCACACCGTGGGACGACTTCAAGGACAAGGTGACGTGGTTCGAGATCTTGACCCCTCATGGCTGGGCCAGGGGCAAGTCCTCGGGCGACAACGTCCACTGGACGCGACCGGGGAAGGACGACGGATCGACCAGCGCCACGACGAAGGGCGAGGATGGCCCGCTGTACGTGTTCAGCACGTCGACCGAGTTCAGTGCCGGCGAGGCGTACAGCAAGCACTACGTGTACGCTGCGCTCAACCATCGGGGCGACATGCGGGAGGCCGCGAGGGCGTTGGCCGCGAAAGGGTACGGCACCGGCACGCGTGATGTGCTGGACGTGAGTCGCCACAAGGGTCCGGCGCCGGAGGCTCCGGTCGTGGTCGAGACGATCGAGGACTACTGGACGATCGAGACGCTGCGGTCCTACACCGTAGACCCGTCCCACTATCTGGTCGGCGATGGTTGGATGAGGCGCAGCGCGGTCACCCTGCTCGTCGGGATGACGGGCATCGGGAAGTCCGTACTCGCCACCCAGATGGCAGCCCAGATTGCGGTCGGGGCCGACATCCTCGGGAAGCTCAAGGTCGCGGCCCCACTACGGGTGGTGGTGGTGCAGGCGGAGAACGACCCCGACACCATGAAGCGGGATCTTTGCGCTGTGACGGATGCTCTCAACCTCGACGAGCAACTGCTCGACGAGAACCTGCGGATGTACCACAAGCCGGGGCTGACCCCGTCGATGGTGGCGGCCATGATGGTGGAGATCCACAAGGACTATCCGTACGACGTCATAGTGATCGACAACTACATGGCCTACTGTGGTGGTGACATCAACTCCACCGAAACATTCTTCGCGTTCCGCGGGGCGATCGAACCCTCCCTCCACGGGCTGAAGGCGGGGTGTCTGCTCCTGACCCACCCGCCCAAGCCCGTGCGAGGTGAGGCCGCCCCACGCCATGCGCGAGAGGTCGTCTATAACGCAGCAGGAACGTCCGCCCTAGCCAACTGGGTGCGAACCTCATGCGAACTAGCCCTCGCTGGTCAGGAGGACAATAGGTGCATCCTACGCTTCAGCAAGAACGCCGAGCGGACGGGACTCCGAGACCCAGCCACCGGCCAGATCGTGCGCAAGATCTACCTCGAACGTAGCGACTACGCCAAGCCCTACTGGCGCATCTCCGAGAACCAGGACGAGGCCGCCACCGGCCAGTACGACGAAGCCCTCGAACAGGTCTGGACCGACGACCCGATGCTATCGGTACGTGAGGCTGCGATGAAGGTTGGCTGCTCCAAGTCGACCGCCGAGCGCCTCCACAAGCGGATCAAGGAACGCCTCAGCCGCCCATCCTACACCCCCTATGGCGACCAATAAGAACGTAACGCTACGCGTCCCACGGTCAAATGGGACGCGTGGGACACCTCTCGCAACCACTTGCAGCGCAACGAGTAAAGTGTCCCACGAAAGTGTCCCACCTATAATAGTAAATGGGACACCCCCCTTTGGAAACCCCCCGAGGACGGACTCGCGGCCAGTCCCATCCGTCCCGCGCTTGGGCGCGGGACGTCTAGGACAGGCCGCCAGAGTCCCGTCGAGCGTCGGGGTGGGGAGCGTAGGAGCGTAGCGTTAGGTGGCTGAAGAAATAACTTGCAGGCGGTGGGGCGGGTCGTTAGAAGGTAGCGTTATGAACAACAAGGAGTCAGCCGATGGGTGGAGTTTGGATCCTGCCGAAACAGTTACACACGTCAGCCTATGTGCCGGATACGGAGGCATTGATCTCGGACTGCGACGAGCAATCCCGAATCTGCGAACAGTCGCTTTTAGCGAGATCGAAGCCTTCGCCTGCGCGAACTTGGTCGCAAAGATGGAAGCGGGACTCCTGGACCCAGCTCCTATCTGGACGGATCTTAAAACCTTCCCATGGGAAGAGTTTCGTGGAAAGGTGGACATCCTCAGTAGCGGCTACCCGTGCCAGCCATTCTCAGCAGCCGGAAAGCGACTCGGCGCCGAAGACCCCAGACACCTCTGGCCCTACATCGCAGATGGAATTGTTCGGATGCAGCCTAGAGTCTGCTTCTTTGAAAACGTCGAAGGACACATTACCCTCGGGTTGCGTGACGTCCTGCACGACTTGGGAGAGTTTGGTTACCGAACGACGTGGGGCATATTTAGCGCGTCTGAAGTTGGCGCTCCACACCAGCGGAAGCGGGTGTTCGTCCTGGCCGACGCCATCGGCAAACGAGGACAAAGACCAATCGGCGTCTTGGGAGCTTTTAGCAGCACTAGACAAGGGTGGTCGCATTTTACGGAGAATTGCCACGCTTCATTTTGCTGGCCCAGCCGCCCCGGCGAACAGCAGTACGGATGGGAGCCGCCGAGGGTTACTCAACCCCCGCTGGGTCGAGACGCTGATGGGGCTGCCAATCGGATGGACGATGCCATCGTGTATGCGTCCGATTGTAGTGAGTGCGAGGAATGCGGAGAGCCAGTTTGCCCTCGATGCAACATCCACTACGCAGATTGTGGATGCCCAGGACCGAATAGCGACGTCGATTGACAACCGGACCGACGAATTAAGATTGCTCGGGAATGGGGTTGTCCCCCAGACTGCCGAGAGGGCGTGGAGGGTGTTGGTGGAGGAGTTAATCAACAACAAGGAGACAAGGTAATGGAGAAGCTGAACGCAGAGCAGTTGAGGGAGCGGTACGAGGAAGTGCTGAACAAACTGCTGGACCTGGCCGATGATGTGGCGGACAACGCCCGACTGATGCAGCCCGACGAGTTCAAGGAATGGGTCTGGGCGCAGCAGCGGTTCACCAATAAGTTTGTATACCGCAAGTTCGAGGAGCTGACCGATGAGTCGAAATAGGAAGTTCCCCCCCGCGCCGGCGGCGGTCCTCCACCTGACGATGGAGGATGTGAGGCTGGTCCATAGCGCGCTGGCCGAGCAGCGCGACGGGTTGTGGGTCGAGCTGGCGACCCGCCAGCAGACTGGGGTCAACTCGATCGACGTGCGGGATAAGATGCGGATCGGGGCGACGCTGATCGACCAGTTGGCTGTTGTAGGGGTCGGGGAGGATGGGCTCCCACTTGCCAACTCGACGAGGCTGGACCAGCCGGAGCCGACCGCTTGACTCGCCCCCCGTGGGTGATACGGTCCTCGCCATGGAACGAGGACCGGATTCCCCCATATGCGTGGTCGAACTACCTTTCCCCCTTCCCTCATGGAACAACCTACTAAGCATCCACCGCTGGCGCAGGAAGCGCCTCCGCGACTTACTGGACCAGTGCGCATCCTCGTTACAAGCTACCTGCGGAAGCTACGGGACGCCGATGGTACTTCGTCCAAGTACATCGTGGATGGACTCGTCGATGCCGGCATACTACCAGGCGATGGGCCGGACGTTGTCGTCGAAGTCTCCCACCGACAGGTCAAAGCCGACCAAGACCGTACGACGATCGAGATCTTCAGGGTGAGCCCCCCTTGAACCCCCCTTGAGCCCCCCTTGCGAGAGCCCCCCTTGAACCAGCCACTACCACCAAAGCCCAAGAAGGTCAGCCCGGCGTTGCTCCCCCTTGCCAAGGTGGTCGACCCGATCGACGCGGAGTTGATGGGGCTGAAGCCCCCCTTGATCGAACCCCCCTTGCAATCCGGAGGCGAGCCCCCCTTGCAAGGTGAGCCCCCCTTGTCGGCCAAGGGAGAGCCCCCCTTGACGTGGGATCCGGCGAAGGTGGCCGAGGCTGGGCGGGAAAGGGTCCGGCACAGGGTGCCGGAGGATCTGGCGTACGTGGTGCCCCCTTGTAATGGTCGACGATTACCATCGATGCCGATTCACGGGCGCCGGACGCGCGCGTGTATTACGCTGGACAGGGATGTCTACCTTGCGACTGCGCAACGAGCGCTCGAGTACAGGCTAAGCGTGTCAGCGTGTATCAATTACGCGTTGGCGCAGTGGCTAGGCAAAGGTCCGGCCCCCCTTGTTTAGGCGAAAAGAAAAGCGCGCCTAGCGGGTTATGCTAGGCGCGCCGGTGTTTGCTTGGCGCTCTACCGTTTACCGTTGCTCAATACCCTCAATTCATAATCCAGTAAATCGCGCAACGTGGACAGCATGCGAATATATCCTAGCTCGTCGCCGGGCTCTATGTCCAGACGGTCCGCTAGGTCCGGTCCGTAGTTTGTTTCCCATGCGTCATAAACTAGCGCGCGCATTCGTGAATCTTCGTGGTTCATATGTTCCCCTTTGTGATTATGTCGCGGATGATGTAGGCTAGCGTCAGTGCCAGGGGCGTCAGGATTATGACGCATAGCGCGGTGTCGAGGGTGGCGCTCATTCGCCGCCCCTGGTAACGCATACCAGCGCGTAAAGCGCGCCTATGATTAGTCCGGCGATGTTCGCCGCGATGATCGCGAAGGCTAGGGCGCCGGTCATGATACAACCCGCCTTCCCTCTTTTCGCATATCATCCGCGAACATTCGCAGAGCCTCGGCGCCTGAATTTGCTGAATATGTTTTAAATTCCATATCCTCAGAGCCTTTGTTTTTGTTTTTTTTCCTCACGTATGCGCGAACTTCCCATTTTCCAAATATGTTTTTTGATACGTTCATGATTGCACCCCTACTTGTACCACGAACCCGGATTTATCGGCGCGCGCTTTACCTTTTGCGCGCAACCCGACAACAACCCCGCGAGGATCCAGAAAGCGGACATCATGAGTGTCACCATCGATGACCGGGCGGCCTAGGTATTCGGCCGGTAGCGGCCAACCTTTGCGGGTGGAGAAAACAACGGCAACATTTCCACCGCGCGCCAGTATGTCCGCGCATTGCGTCTCGTTTGTTTCGGACCGTGAAAAGGTGAGGTGCTCGTTTTCCGGAAGTTTGCCGTCGCAATAATCGATCATGCGTGAATAAACCTTGGTGTAGTTGTAGAATTGCAAATGCCGAAACTTTCGCATTAGTGGCATTTTAAAAAACGGATAATCGCTTGTTCCGTTCAAGCGAACGGCCGGACGCATGCCTAGACTTTCGGCGCGGTCTTGTAATGCGTATAGGCTTTTTTCTAGATCCTCTAGGAATGCCTCACGATGTTGGAAGAAATAAACCGTTTTCGCAATGCGCGCATTGCGTACTTGTTTGAAGCTACCTCGTCCGGCCGTGAATAGGCACACATCCTGACAACCCTTGCTTGCCATTGGACAAAGATTGCCACCTCCGAAAGGTACGCTTTCGCGCGCTGGTGCAAGGTAGAGGATGCCTGTGAGAATGCCTAGGCTTTCACCTTTTGATGTTTTTGCGTTTTCAAACGTTAGAAGTGAGGATCCGTAGCGTTTAACTTCTGAGAGTTTCTTTTTCATGATGTAGTCTTTCTTTGTGTTAGTTGAACCAACGACGAACAATTGACGACGGGAGATACTCGCGCGCTGCTAGTTGGATTTCGTCGCGAGTCTTGCAACCCATAGCGTCGCGCAGGTGCGACCAGATAGCAGACTTACCCACGCGACAAACGGCGAGCCGGTATTCCGTCGGCCAGTATTGGCACACATCGAATTCGGCGCGGCCGTTTGCAATCTTCAGGCGGTCCGTTGCCATTGCATCGCGCCAGGCGTCCGGTCCGATGTTTAGCCTTTCGCATGCGCTGAGGATCGCGCGCGCATCGCGCAATTGTTTTTGAATTGCGCGCGCTTCGCGCCGGTAATCAGCCGCGCTGGAATAGTTGCCAGGTTCTAGGTTCGGCCGCGCGGCCGCAAACTTCCTGAGGATATCAACCGTTGATTCGTTCATCGTCTAACCTTTCCGGCGCTTTTGCGCCTTTGCTTATCTGCCGGACAACGTAGCGTCACGATGTAGGCTAGAGCAAGTTTTTTTTGCGCTTTTTTTCGCGCGCGTTTTTCGCACGGTGTTTCCGTATGAAAAACGATATTGCGCCGACAATCGCGGAAGAGTCTGAACCGTTGGAAGGGTTACCCGCTACGCTCGAAATTCAAGATCAGGACTTGGCGAGGGAATGGGGAAGGATCCCCACGAGGGCGGCGCAGGTGATAGCGTTGGGCAAGCTAGGCTTTACAACGTCCGATATTTGCAAGGGGTACGGACTGACCCCCCAAGGGGTCAAGATCATGCGGTCTAAGTATGACCCCGACGGCACGCTTCGCTTGCCTCCAACCGTTGGTCGGGTTATCGCCGCTTACCGCTTCGAGTCTACAGCCCTTCGAGCCCTGGACGGGATCACCGCCGATAAACTCGACAAAGCCTCAGCCCTACAGCTTGCCACCGTTGCAGGGATCGCTGCCGATAAGGCTCAGCGCCTCAGGGATAGCGTCGCGACGGACCGCGCGCGAGAGGACGTTGCCGGTATACTATCCGCAATGCGCGCCCACGTCGCACCGACACTACCGGACCAGGACACCACTACAGATTGACGGTGCGCCTAGTCCGGCATGCGCGCCTAGTGTTCGGTGTTACGGATTGCGCGATTTTCCTAGGGAAATCGCAAATCGTAATGCGACATTAGTAGGATTATGCGACGTTAGGCGCGCGCGATTGTGTGGACGATCAGCGACACGTTAGATACAGGCGCGCGCGCCTGGGCGCGCGATCGTAAATACGCGCACGCGTACGTAAATACGTGCGCGCGCGTACGGGGGTGCGCGCGCGCGCGAGGCCACCGCCCGCCCTCCACCATCGCTCGCCTTGACGCTACGTATATTTGGGTTCCGCACGCCGGACCCACTAAAGCACCCTCTTGACGGCCCTTATATTTACCCTATATGAATAACAGTATGACAACCACCCAACCACCCCACATCGACATCATCATCGGACCCCTCCAATGCTGTCTTGGCTGCCGCTATTGGAAGTGGCGAGGAGAGGGCAGCAAGTTTGGCGAGTGCCGCCGGATGCCGCCCGACGTCAGCCGCGACAACCCGCCCGCCGCCGAGTGGCCGGTAACCCAGGAGCTAGACTGCTGTGGAGAGTGGCAGCCCGAAAGAGCGTAAGCGTCCGCCGATGACCGAAGCCCACAAGCGCAAGATCGTCGAGTCGCGCTTCCGCAACAAGCTGAAGCGCCACCACGACAAGCTGACCGCGCTGCGGATCTACGACATCATGACGCGAGTTGCGAGAGGGGACTATAACTGAGATGGATGAAGTAAAACTCTACAAGCTCTGGGTCGGCAAGGAACGCTTCGAGTTCCCGTACGACCGCCTGCGTACCGACCTGAAGC